CGAGGCCGCGCCGCAGACCTGGGGCCCGATCTCGAAGTCGGTGAGCATTGCCGACTTCAAACCCTCTCGGCAGCTCCAGATCGGCGACGCGCCCAGCCTGGACGAGGTCCTCGAGCATGGCGAGTTCCAGCAGGGGACGATCACTGAGGCGAAGGAAGCCGTCCAGCTCAAGACCTACGGGAAGATCTTCGCGATCACCCGGCAGGCGCTCATCAACGACGATCTGAACGCGTTCGGCGAAGTCCCCGCGGCCTTCGGCCGCAAAGCGCGCGACAAAGAGTCGGACCTGGCCTGGGCGCAGATCACGTCGAACCCGAACATGGGCGACGGCGTGGCGCTGTTCCACACGGCCAGTCACGGCAATCTCGCCGCCGCGGGCGCGGTCATCAGCGTCACGACGCTCGGGGCCGGTCGCGCGGCCATGCGGATCCAGAAGGGCCTCGACGCGGTCACGCTCCTGAACCTGACGACCCGGTACCTGATCGTGCCGGCCGCGATCGAGACGGTCGCGGACCAGAACGTCACGCAGATCACGCCGGCGCAGGCCAGCAACGCGAGCCCGTTCACCTCGGGCGGCCGGACGCCGCTCACGGTCATCGTGGAGCCGCGGCTCGACGTGGCGAGTGCGACCGCGTGGTATCTGGCCTGCTCGGTCGACCAGGCCCCGGTGCTCTACTACGCGACGCTAGATGGCCAGTCGGGCCCCGAGGTCCGGCAGATGGAGGGCTTCGACGTCGACGGTGTCAAGTTCCGCGCGCGGATCGACGTGGCCTTCAAGGCGGCCGACTGGCGCGCGATCTACAAGAACCCCGGCGCGTAATCGGCCGCGTCGCAAGCGACAGGAGCAGAACCGATGAAGACGTTCAAATCAGACGCCGACGTGGTGACGTTCACGGCCGGCGCCACCATCACGGCGGGCACGGGCGTCAAGGTCGGCGACGTGCTGGTCATTCCGACGGTCTCCGTGGCGTCCGGCGCGCAGTTCACGGCGATCCGCATGGGCATGGTCGAGCACGCCAAGCTCAGCGCGCAGGCCTGGACCGAGGGCCAGCAGGTCAACTGGGACGACACGAACAAGCGATTCACGACCGTCACGACCGGCAACTTCAAGGCCGGCGTGGCCGGGGCCGCCGCGGCGAACCCGTCCGCGACGGGCCTGGTCATCCTGCACGGCGGCAACCTCGGCGCGGCGCTCGCGTAACGAGCGGGCGCCATGCCGTCCGGGGAGCAGCGGGCGCTGGCGCTCGCGATCAATTTCGCGATCAACGGCGTGCCGGTCACGATTCACCGCCAGTTCCCGGACAACGCGCCCGTGCAGACGTCCGGGATCTGGCGACTGCCGGCCGATGAGGGGCAGCCATTCGGCGTCGACTTGAAGCGCCGATCGCCGCGCCGGGTTCTGGCGCTGCCGAAGTTGGCCGGCAGTCAGGCGCAGAAAGGGGCCGTGATCGAAGCCCCCGAACATGGCACCAGCGACGTACTGACGTGGGTCGCCGATGGGTTTGCCAGCGCGATCGAGCCGGAAGTGGTGGATGTCTTCGTGGTGCGGAAGAGCGAGTAGATGCCAGAAATCAAGCTCGAGATCGGCGGATTGAAAGAGGCCCTCGCGGGCCTCGACGCGTATGAGCGCACCCGTGTTGCACGGGCCGCGATTCGAGCGATGAATCGGGGCATCAACAGCGCCCGCACGCTGATGGTCCGCGAAATCTCACGCGAGACCGGCCTCAAGTCCGGCGACGTCAGGAAGGCACTGCCGTTGAGTGAAGCCCGCGATGGCCGCCTGGAAGCCCGACTCGCCGCCAGCCTGAAGCTGATGCCTCTCGCGAAGTTTCGGGCGACGGGACCGTTCCCATCGCGCGGCCGTGGTCGTGGCGTGCGGTGGCGCATCGGGTCCCGGACCGGTCGCGACGAGCGCGCCTTCCTGGCGCAGATGACGAGCGGCCATCGCGGCGTGTTCAAACGCGTGGGGAAGGGCCGCCTGCCGATCGTCGAGCTCTTTGGCCCGTCGCTCGGCCACATCTTCGGGAAATACCGGGCGCAGGCGCTCGCGCGCGCGCAAGAGATCTTCGACACGAACTTCGACCACGAGATCCAGTTCGAGACGTCCCATGCCTGAGCCCGTCGATTACCAGATCGTGCTGGCGCTGCGTGCGGCGCTCATGGCGATGTCGGTGGCTGCCGGCTACTACTTCGACGTGCAGGGGCTCGCGGTGTAGCTCGACCCGGACACCGATGTCGAGGAACTTGCCGCGTCCACGGCCGGACGACCGTTCCTCATTCTTGAAGTGTTGCCGGACGAGCGCGAGTACTTCCCGGCGATGCAAGTGCTCGTTGTGTTGCCGGTCAAGGTGCATTGGATCGGGGACGCCGAGCCAGGCGACGACGAAAGCAAGTTGAAGACGTTCCTGCGGGCCTGTGCGGACATCGAGCGCGCCGTGGGCGCAGAAGTACAGGCCGGCGGATTTGTCGGCTGCAACGACGCCCGCCTCGTCGGCCGCACCTACGACACGATCGGCGGCTCGCAGATGTGGGCGATGGTCGACGTGCGGTTTCGCTTTACGCGCACGTTCGGGACGCCGGAGAGCATGTGATGAGCCGAGGACGACGCACGCCGGGGTCACTGCGCCGCTGCTTGGTGCAATTCTCCGTGGTCGGCCCAGGCTACAGCTATTCCGCCGGCATTGGTCGCGTGGTGGATCTTGGCGAGAAGATCGGCCCGAACGTGACCCTCGCCGAAGTCACCGACCCCGCGTGGTTTGCACCCGTCGAGGATGAGCCGGAACCGACGGTAAAGGAGCCTGAGTAATGGCGATCCCCATTTCCACGCAGGGTAAGCTGTACGCGAAGACCGAGGCGTCTTACGGGGATGCCGCGGTCACGTTCGCGTCGACCGATGCGCTGCGGCACATCAGCAGCCAGTTCCAGTTCGACCCCTTCAACCGGACCCCCTCCACCGAGAAAAAGGCGTCGGCCGGCAATTTCGCCATGTTTGACCGGCGCATCACCGCGGCCTTGAGCGGCCTGGAGGCGGTCATGCGGCCGTCCGGCACGCTCAACACCCTGCCTGAGGCCGACGAGATCTTCCTCAACGCGTTCGGCGCCCGGACGAACGTCACACTCGACACGCTCGTCTCCTCGGGCGGCACGACCACCGGGGCGACGTTGGCGTCAGGCGCCGGCCTGGCCGTCGGCGACGGCATCGTCCTCACGCGTGGCGGCGTCAAGTACGTCCGCGTGCTCCAGACGGTGGCGGGCGCCGCGGTGACCTGGGCGCCGGCGCTGCCTACCGCGATCCAAAACAGCGAGGTCGTCCGAGGGTGCATTACCTATAAGTTGGCCGCCGAGCTCTCGGGCTCGCTCGCGCTCTTCCACATCGTCAGCACCTTCCGCCGGCTGCTTCTCGGGGCCGTGGTCGACCGCTTCGCCATGACGTACGACGCGAACGAGGAGGGCCGCTTTACGGCCTCGGGACCCGCGCAGCGACAGCTGACGGCGGGCCTGCCGTCCGATCCCGCGGGCTTCACGTCGGTCGGCGGGAACGCCCCCTCGGGCCTGGTCGGCGAACTAATGATCGGCGCGACGGCGTACCTCGACCGGCAGGTCATGTTCGACCTGACGAACAAGTTCAAGGTCCGGAACGAGGAGCAGGGCAACGCGGGTCTGGCGACCGGCGCCTATCGCGTCGGCACGCGTGAGATCACGGTGTCGATCGAAGCCTTCGCGGAAACCCAGGCGACGCTCTACGACCTGGCCGTGGCCGGCACGAACACGCCGGTCCTGAAGCAGACGGGCCGCACGGAAGGCAACATCGTCGCCGTGTATTGCCCGAACGTGTATTTCAAGGTCCCCGAGACCACGGACGGGGACGACGAGGCCAAATGGTCCTTCAGCGGGACGGCGCTCGAATCGGCGCTCAACGCTGGGAACGAAATGACGCTCGTGTTCGCGTAAGACCTCGGTTCGCTTGCAGTAGTCGGCGCTCCATCGCCCATGGCCGTGCGCACCTCCTGGCGCCGCGGTCGTCGGCTCCCTTCGCGGGCGTCACGCCTCCAACCGGTACGTTGTTCATCCTCGCCCTGGAGGCCTATGCTGCAACTCGATTCCACCCGACCCGCCACGTTTCACATCGATGATCCGACAACCGAGCAACTCGTCCCGGTCAAGCTCCGCGTGAAATGGCTCACCGAGCAGGAGTACACCGCGTTTGCCAGCGGCATGAAGCGGCTCGACGATCCGCCGTCCCTGCGGCTGCTCGGCGGCCGCGCGTCGAGCGGCGAGGAGCAGGAGAAGGACGACAAGGGCCGGTACGTCATCTCTGAGGCGGAGATCATCGACCGGCGCCGCACGGAACTCACCCCGGAGCGGCGTGAGGCGTACGACCGCGCCGACCAGGAAGATGAGGCGTTCGTCCGGGCGTTCACGAAGGACGCGATCGAACGGTTCGTGACGGTCGTCGCGGGCGAGCTGGCGGTCGACGGTCAGCCGGTCACGTCAGGCGCCGACCTCTATCGCGTCTTTTGCGCCCGGGCGGACCTGCTCTTCGGGCTCGTCACGCTCATCCATCAAGAGAACACGATGAGTCCCGTCGCAAAAAAAGCGTGGAGGTCGCTGTCCGATTTCAGGCGTATCTCGAGCGAGCACCAGTTGGCTCAGGCTGGGCAAAAACTGGCGGAAGTTGCGGCCGGTGTCGAGACCTCGGGTACTGCGAACAACGGAGCTGCGACGGGATCGACCGAGGCCCCGTCTGGCTCAGCGGCGACCTCCTCCTCCACGCCTGCCCGGTCTCGGCGATCACGGACGAAGCGCGCGCCGTCGTCGACCTCTTCTATCGGTGCTACGCCGTGACGTACGGGGCGATGGGCGGCGCGTGGTTTGAACAGCGGTCGCTGCCGTGCGCCGGAGGGGCCGGCGAGCAACCGGCCCGCCTCATGCAGGGTCTCGTGGTCGCGGCGCGCGTGGCGAATGAAGTGCTGCAGGAAATGCTGAAGGCGAAGAAACGGGATCGGGATCGGCGCGCGCGCGACTCAGCGAGGGCCTCGTCGTGAGCGAAAAACAGATCTCGCTGAAACTTATTTTCAAGAACTTCGCGAGCCAAGAGCTTGAGAACGTCAAGCGCCAGCTCGGCGGGCTCGGCGGGCCGGTGTCGGCGCTCCAGAATCAGTTCAGCGGCATCACGACGCAACTGAGCCGGTTCGCCGGCCCGGCCGGGGTGGGCCTCGCTGTGGGCGCGCTCGTCAAGCTTGGCAGTGACGCGGTCAATCGCGCCGAAGAGATCAGCGATCTCGCGAGCAAGTTGGCGGTCAGCACCACGGCCGTGCAGCAATGGGGGCACGCGGTCAAGATGTCCGGCGGCGACATGGGCACGCTGGACGCCGCGCTGTCGAAGATGAACGCCAATCTGGGCGAGGGGAGCAATTCGACCAAGCAAGCACTGACCGATGTCGGCCTCAAGTTCAAAGACATCCGCGCGATGGCGCCCGAGCAGGCCTTCGAGACGATCGTCGGGGCGATCGAGAAAATCGAAGACCCGATGATGCAGGCGCGCGTCGCGGTCGAACTCTTCGGCCGCTCTGGGCAGGACCTGCTGCCCGCGATCCGAAATGGCTTTCTCGACGTAGCGGAAGCCGCCAAAGTGATGGATGCGGCGACCGTGGAGAGTCTCGACCGCGCGAAGGATGCGCTGCAAAAGGCCAAGGACGACGCGACCACGATGGTCGGCGGCATGGTCGGGGCCTGGCAGAAGCTCCAGGATACGCAGAAGTTCGTCCTGCAGCAGATGGTGATTCAGGCTGCCACCGCGGGGAAAGGCCTTCAGGCCGGCTTCGCGCATCAACTTGGCGAGGTGTTGCCGGCAGCCGCGGCGAAGTCGCAGGCGTCGCTGAAGGCCCTGGCGGACACCGGGCTGCCCTCGGCCGCTGAGGCGACCGCGCAGTTTACCGAGAAGAACAAAGCCGCGACCGACGCGATGATGAAGCAGATCGCCGCGCTCGACCAGTACAACGCGCGCGTCGACTCGCTCGTGGTGAAGTTCAGTGGCAAGAAGGTCGCCGACCAAATTCGCGAAACCGCCGACGCGGTCAAGCGCCTCAAGGGCAACATCACCGGCCCTGAACTCATCGAGCTGCAGCACCAGCTCAGCGCCTGGGTAGTAGAGGGCCGGCAGTTGCCGCCCATCCTCGACGACATCTGGGCCAAGAACATCTCGATCGCGGAAGTCGTGCCGCAGGTGACGACCGACATCCGCGATCTGACCGCGGGCTTCACCGATCTCTGGCCGCAGATGAAGCGGTCAGCGGAGGCCTCGACCGCGTTCGTCGGCTCACTGAAAGAACTGCAGAAGCCGCTGGGGCCGATGCTCGACAACATCCTCGACAGCATGACGAAGGTGAAGCTCCCGCCTCCGTCGGCCGCGCAGAAATCCGGGCTCGCGCTGATGTTCCAGGACGTTGCCAACGATCTGCCCGACGTGATCCAGAAGGCGTTCCAGGGCGGCGGGAGTGTCGGGAAAAGCGTCGGCGGGTCGCTGATGTCGTCGATCATCGGGAGGAAAGAAGACTGGACGACGTTCTTCAAGGCCAGCGGCCTCGGCACGACGATCGGCGGCGCGCTGGGCTCGGTGATTCCCGGCCTCGGGACGCTCCTCGGCGGCGCGCTCGGCGGTCTCGTCGGGAAGCTCTTCGGCCCGTCGAAGACGCAGATCGCCGGCCGTGAGGCGGACAAGGAGATCGACGCCATCCGCGCGAAGCTCGTCGGCCCGAACGGGCTCTTCGGCTCGTTCAACGAGTTGCAGTCGGCGGCGCTCGAGCTCGGCCTGACCTTTTCCGACGCCTGGGTCGGCCGCGGCGTCGATGGCCTGGCGCAGTTGACGAGCCGCCTGGAGCAGTTCGAGCAGAAACAACAGGCCGTGAAGGCGCTGCAGGACGCGCTCGGCGGCGGGATCGATCGGCTTTCCAGTGCGGTGCAGGTCTTCGGCGGCGTCGTGCCCCCAGCACTGCGTCCGATGGTCGAGAGCTTGCTGACCTCGAAATCGCTGACCGAGCAAATGCGCGGCGCGCTCCGTGGCATGACGGAGGATTCATCCTGGCAGAGCATGCAGGCGCGCGCCGAGGCGCTCGGCATCAATCTGCGCGACCTGGGCGAGCACTTCTCACAAGCGCGGCTCGGCGAGATTGCACAGGGATACGCGAGAGACATCGCGGCGTTCTCGGAGCAGGGCGCCAACATGGAAGGCGTGCTCCGAGGAATGGCCGACGAGCTCTCGACGTTGTTCAACGACGCGAAGGCCACCGGCGCCGAGTTGCCCGAGACGCTGCGCCCGTGGATGCAGCGGTTGGTCGACGCCGGGCTGCTCGTCGATGACGCTGGGCGGAAACTGGAAGACCTGAACGGCGTCACGTTCGAAGAGATGGAAGATCGCGCGCTGGGCGCCGTCGTCGACATCCTCGAGGAGATCCGCGACCTGCTCGCGCGCGGCCTGCCAGCGGCTGCCAGGGAAGGCGCAGAGGGCATCGCAGGGGCCTTCCGGGATCTGCCGCCGGTTGAGATCGACGTGGTCGCCCGGCGTCCGCACGTGTACGCGGAAACCGACGACAGCGGCCCGCCGATCTTTGATACGCCGATGCGGCGCGTGACCCGGTCCGGCTGGGGCTGGCTCAACCCGGGCGACGTCGCCGGGATGCCGCACCTGACGCCCGGCGCGACCGCCGGCGGCGGCGTCAACCTGTCAGTCACCATCAACGCGAACGACGCCGACTCGGTCGCGCGCTGGATGCGACGCACCGGCGGCGACGCGTTTATACAACTTCTGCGCGAGTCGGGCGTCCATCGCGCGGGGATGCAGCGGGTGTTGTCGTAATGGCTCGGATGCTCTATCAGTTTACGTATCGGCACTCGGGGTACCTGACCTCGACGCCGATTGTCCGCGGCGGGTCGGCGACCGCGGCGACGCTCGGAAACTACGCCGACCAAAATCCCGCCTCCCTGGTCGTGTGCACGAGTACGTCGATCCTCCTCGAGTGGGACCTCGGGTCGGCGTTGGCGCCGGCGTTCGCCGCGCTTATTCATCACAACGTTAAGGACTCGACAGCTATTTACGCGCTCGCTCATTCTTCCCCAAATGACTGGGCGAGTGGCTCCGTCCTCTTCTATCCCTTTACTCGGACCGCCTCGAGCGTGTTTGTCCCGTACGGGACGTACCGGCCGAACGCGTGGGTCTCGTTCTCAGGGCCAGCGCGCCGTTATTGGGCCTTAGGGATCGGGATATCAGGATCAGACTTCAACGACGTGAATATCAAGTTCGGGGAGTTCTTTTTACAAGCGGGCGTCAATACGTTTACGCATAACCCCTCCTGGGGGATGCGACAGGAGCTCGTGTTACCCCCTGGACAGACGACAAACGAAACACGAATGGGGGTCCGTTGGACGACGACGGTCCTCGGGAGTCGGCGGCGATGGTCGGGCGTTGTCGAAACGACCTCGACGTTCGCAGACCAACTCCGGAGTTTGTACCAGACCTGTCTCAATGGCGCGCTGCCGTTCCTGCTGATCCCTGACCCGGCCGTGTACGACTGCGCGCTCGTGCACTGGGACAAGTTCGAGAAAACCTTTGTTGACGCGCCAAACAACGAGACCTTGTCGTTCTCGTTTCTCGAGGCCGCGAACGGTCCGGAACTACTGCTCTAATGGCTGAGGTCGTCTTTTCCCGCTCGATGTTTATAGCGTCGCCGTCGACCTTTGTCGCGTGGGTCGAGCTGTACCACGTCGACGCCGGCGGCACGAACACCACGTACACCTGGGCCTCGATCCCGGTTGGGTTGAAAGATCCGCGCGTGTTGTCGTTTGGGAACTATCAACGCGGCGTCTCGGATGTCCGGTCTGGACACCTGTCCGGGTTTACGTTCGCGTTCGAGCTCGCCGACACGGACGGGAAGCTGCGCGCGTTTCTCACCGACGACGATACGCGGTACCTCATGAACCGCGAGGCGGCGATCTTTATCAACACTGTCGCGGGCATCGCGAACGGCGACGACCCGAAGGTCATCGCGCGCGGCGTCGTCAAACGCTGGTCGTACACCGAAGAGAAGCGGTTTCGGTTCGAGTGCGAGGACCTCATCACGCGCGATTTCGACATGATCATCCCGAAGCGCATCATCAGGAGCGCCGACGGCTGGACGGCCAACCTCGGCAAGGCCGAGCCGATCGTGTACGGCGGCGAGTTCGACGACGGCGAGTGGCCGGCCATCTTCGGCCGCCAGGTCACGTACGACGCGGGCGGCGGGGGCGGCGTGCAGAACTGGTCGCGCTGCATCGTCGCGGGGCATGCCGTCAAAGCGATTTCCGAAGTCTACAAGTACGCGAGCGATGGCAGTCGGACGGACCTGACGGCGAACATCGGCACGAGCGTCCAAGTCAACAAGTCGATCGACATCAACGGCCGTCGCTACGCGATCATCGACGTCGTCCAAGGGGGCGGGAGTCATGGCGACCAGATCGCCGCGGGGACCCATTACCTCGGGGTGAGCGTCGACGGCGTCGAAACCGCCGCCGACGGGACCGGGACGCTCTTGACGAGCGGGTACCTGCAGTACCGCCACTTCATGAAGAATTTCGCGTTTGGTGACTACCTGACGGGCGCCTGGGCCGCGACGGGCGAGCCCGAATGGGCGGACGCCACGACGCCGAAAGTCGACGAGGACAGCTTCGCGACGGCCGACACCACGTACGACACCGCGTTCAACCCGGCGCACACCGCGACCTGGGGGATCACCGACTTTCTGCCGCTCCGCGACCAGGTCGCGATCATGAACCAGAGCTGCGGGCTCGTCTCCTGGTTCTCGCGCAAGGGGACGTACTTCGTCGGACTCGCGCCGCGCGCGTGGTCGCTGCCGTCGGTGACGGACACGATCACCGAGGTCCAGGACATCTTCCAGGGCTCATTCCAGGTCGACGACTTCCCGTCTGGGCGCGAGCTCATCAACACGGTGCCGTACTCGTACGGCAAGCGGTATCACGGGCCCGGCGAGGCGTGGGCGGTGACCAACGCGATCTCGCAGGCCTCGGGCGCGATCCTCACCGCGCAACGACAAACGGCCGTGCTCACGCCCGGGCTCGATCTCCACATGATCCGTGACGCCACGACGGCGGGGCTCGTCGCCGCGCTCCTGGTGTCGAGCGAGGTCCGCACGTCGGTCATCCGGGTGAAGTCGGGGCTGTTCTGGCTACAGCGCGACCTCATGCAACTGTTTCAACTGACGCACGGATCAGGGTCGGGGGCGAACGGATACGCGGCGGAGAAGGTCACGTGGATGCACGAATCGGTCGACCTCGACAACGACGTGATCGAGATGGTGCTTGAGGACACGTTCGCGACGTAAGGCGATTGAGGATTTCACGATGAGGTCGTAAAATCTCGGCTGTCAGTCTCGGGCAGGCCTCATGAACCTGCTGACGTAGCGCCGGCTCGGCGCGACTGACGACAGCGAGCCGCAAGGGCGAGCCCTCTTGCTCGGCGCGACCGCGCCGGCGGAGGGCTTTTCTTTTTGCGGCGTTTTTCGACGGCGCGGAGGGAAGTGAGGAAGTGACATGAATCGGACGCCGAAACTTGTCGTCATCGTCACCCCGGCCGAGGTCGAGGTGAACACGCCCGTTACCATCGATCCGACGGCGACGTCCGATCCGGACGGCCAGATCGTGGCGTGGGGCGTTGAGGGTGTCGAGTGGGCACCGTTGCAGCCGGTTCGCCTCGCGTTCGACCGGCCCGGTACGTACGCGCTCCGCGTCTACGCGCGCGACAACGGTGGCAAGCGGGTCTCGATCCTCAAGACGGTCACCGTCACGCCCGGTCCGCCGCCTCCACCGCTCGATCCGCCGACGATCACCGAGCATCCCAAGTCGCAGACCGTCGTGCCCGGCCAGGTGGTGGAACTCCGCGTGTCCGCGACTGGGACCGCCCCGCTCGCGTGTCAGTGGCACCGCGCGGACGGCTCGCTGATCGAGGGCGCGACCGCGTTTGCCTATGCGGTCGTGCCTGCGTCCACGTCGGGCTATTTCGCCCGGGTGTCGAACTCGGCCGGCTCGGCGGATTCGCAGGTGGCGACGATCACCGTACAGATCGTGCCGCCGCTCGCGGACGGGGTGATTCCATCGACCTGGATCAAGTACCGCGGCTGCGCGAAGGTGCCGGCGTCGTGGCACATGGCGTACGCCTACGGCGGCTGCTCGCTCATCACGGTCAACGGGGAGAAGCGACTGCTGGCGATGGGCTCTGAAGCCGAAGCGCGGAGCCCGATCTACGAGTGCGCGCTGCCGACGACATGGGGCGCCTCGCCCGCGAGCGCGCCGTACGCCGAGGCGCGGCGGCAATGGCTCACGCCCTACAACGGCAAGCGCGGCGCGTTCCTCGCCGATGGGACGTTCTACGAGTTCCCGATGAACCTCGCCATCAACAGCAGCATCGCGTACATGTCGCATAAGGGGCTGGCGTACGTCACGTACGACGAGACGTACGGCGTGTCTGGCGGCATCAACGGCATCCCTAACCCGAACGTGCTCGCGCTGCGCCTGAAGGACGACGGCACAACAGATGTCTACGGACCGTTTCGTCTCTCGGGCGTGGACGGCCGCAACGTGGCGCTCGCGGGCGCGCGCTGGGCGCAACTGCTCGCGCAGGCCCCAGACGGCACGATGATCGGCGCGAGCGGCTGGTCGAGCGGCAATGAGGCGTTCTCGTGGGGCATGAGTCTGGCGAGCGGCGCGGACTGGCCCGACGAGAACACACCCGCGGGCCTCGGCCTGAGTCACGCGCTGCCCGAGCGGCTGCTGCGCTACTACTGCATGCTCGGGCTCATCGACGCGCAGACAGGCGTCGCGCCCGGCAACGGTCCCATCAAGAGCTACCGCAAGCGCGCCGGCTGGCGCCACGGCTTCGAGCGGTTCGACGGCGCCCCGCCTGACGAGTTCATGCCGGACGGCGTGCCGCCCGATCCGGCGCTCTGGGTCAACCCGGCGCACTACGGGTACACGAGCTGGAGCGAGTGCGACAGCACGCAGGGCGTCGCGTGGGTGCCGAACGTCGGCGGCAAGGGCGCGGTGCTGTTCTCGGGCGCGATGGTGCCGGAAGGCCATCACACCTGGTACCAGAACATGTACAAGCTCACCTGCCCGTCGCACGGCGTGCCGCCGCCGACGAACGAGCACGGGCAGCCGCTCAACGTCACCGGGCCGTGCGCGACGCGACTCGATCCGTACCTCGCGGCCTACGACCCCGAGAAGCTCGCGCAGGTCAAGAGCGGCGCACTGGTGGACTGGACGGTTGAGCCCGAGTGGGTGCTGAACCTCAGCGACCTCGGCGTTGTGATCGCTCACGCGGGCCTGCCGGCCGGCGGCGGCTTCAGCGGCATCGCGTGGGACGCGGCCGACCCGACGAAGTTCTATTGCATCTCGCATCGCGCGCAGGCGCCGGCCGTGTGGTCGGCGCTCGTGCACGCCTTCGAGATCGTGCCCGAGTAGCGAGGCGGAGACCCCAAGCATGCACGAACTCAGACAGGAACTCGCGGTCATCAAGAACACGGTCGAGCAAGGCTTCGCCGCCGAGCGACGCCTGTTCGAGGCCTTCCGCCAGGAACAGACCGTACGGCACGACGACAACCGCGATCGGCTGGAGCGCATCGAGGAACACGCGAAGCACACGAACGGGCGCGTCACGCGGCACGACGAGCAGATCCGGACGTTGTTCAAGGGCAAAGGGACGGACGTGCTGACGCTGCGCCAGGTCTGGATCTATCTCGGCTGCGTGGGCTTCGGCGGCTACTCGGTGTGGTGGGCGCTGACGGTCCTCTTGGGGTTCCATCGATGACCCGCGACGAACTCCGCGACGTGCTCACCGGCCCGCAGGCGGTGCTCTGCACCATCCTCGGCGAGGCCGGCGGCGAGTCGATCGAGGGGCAGGTCGCCGTCGGCCAAGTGATCGCGAATCGGGCGCGGTTTCCTCGCTGGTGGGGCGGCAACTGGCGGAGTGTCTGCTTCGCGCCGCGCCAGTTCTCCTGCTGGTGGGAGGGGGATCACGCGAACACACGGATGGTCTACGACGTCGCGACCGCGATCGCGACCCACCAGCCGATCAGCGAGCCGACGCTCCTCTCACAGCTCCGGTGGGTCACGACCGGGGTGATGGACGAGCAGCTGCTCGACCCCACGAAATCCGCGGACCACTACCTGACGGTCGCGCTCTGGCGGTCGCCGCAGTGTCCCGACTGGGCGAAGCACGCCACGCCGACGATCGTCTGCGGAAACCACGCGTTTTTCAGATTGGAGCTGTGATGACCGACTTGCAGATCAAATTCATTCTCGGCCTGCTCCGTCACGGCCTGACGTTCGTCTCGACGTGGCTCCTCGCGCAGGGCGTGACGGTCAGTGACGGCCAGATCGAGACCGTCGTCGGCGCGATCGGTGTCGTCCTGACGATCGTGCTCCAGTACATCGCGAAACGGCGCGAGACGGTGAAGGAAGCCGAACTCAAGCGCGCGGCGAATTTGCCGCTGGGGTACCGATGATTCCGGAGGCCGTCATCCTCGCGTTTTTCGGGGTGCTCGACAAAGGGCTGGAACTCGCCCTGATCGTCATCAAGGACATCCCGGCGGAGCAGCGGCGAGAGTTCTGGATCCAGCACTTCGAGCGGGATCGGCAGGTGCGAGAAGCGTTCGCTGACTTTTTGAAAGGGCTGAAGCCGTCATGACGCGCTGGCTGATTCGCTCGGGCGTGGCGCGCGCGATCGTCGTCGTGGCGCTCGTGCTGCGCGGCCGTGAATGGCGCGAGGCGCGGGCGATTGCGAGGCTGTTCGTATGAGGCACTGGCTGAGAGATTTCTGGCCGTGGTGGGTCGCGCTCTTCTGGCTCATTGGGTACGAGATCTACGCCTTGGCGACGCGTGAGGCGGATCACGTGACGCTGTCGCGGCTCGTCTGGCGCGCGTATCAAGACAACCCCTGGCTGCAGTGGCCGGTCGCGCTGATCTGCCTCGTCCTGCTCGTGCATTTCTTCGTGCGCCGGGAGGCGGCGTATCCGCTCGCGCTCTTGGCGATGGGGATCGTGCTGATCCTGACGTTCGTGCTCCGGAGGCTCTACCTGTGAGTTCGCGACACCGGCCTCGCTCGGTGGCGCTGGGAAGCGGACGGCCCCACGTCCGTGCGGCTGCTGGGCGAGGCTCGTCGCGACGGCCGCACCTCGCGGCGCAGCTCCGCGCGCTGCTTGAGGTCAGGCCGTGAGACTGACCGATCTCCATCCGCAGTTCATTGGCTCTGGTGGCGAGGGCGTGTCCCGGCAGTCCGATCGGCCCTGTCCAGCGTGCGCTGGGGCGGGGTGCCAGATCTGCCACCAAACCGGGAAGGAGTTCGAGCCGGCTCCGCGTCGCGAGGGTGTCGGCGTCGTCTGTGACTGTCCGTGCGGCGATCTGGACGAGGGGCACCAACTCTACGTGCCGTTCGCGAACCCGATCGACGGCGGTCCGCAACTTGAACGACACGGGTGGCAGCGGACGGGCGATACCTTCGAGACGCTGACGCTCACGCCCTCGATCCTGCGCGCTCGCGCGCGAGGCGGCTGCGGCTGGCACGGCTTCATCACCAACGGCGCGGTCACGGGGCAGATCGAATGAGGCTCACCCACGACGCGCACGCGCTCACGGGCGTCGGGGACGGGATCCTCGGCGTCGACGGCGTCGCGGTGTCCGACCACGCCGGGAAACCGTGTCCGCTCAACTCGATCCGGTTCATCTATCAGCATCACGCGCACTTGGAAACGCGCCTCGCGTCGGCGCCGGAGATCGAGCCGATCACCTTGAGCCCGGTCGGCGCACATACGCTCCGCGCCGGCGGCGGGACGTGGGCCTCGCTCTTCGATGATGGCCTCCGCGTCAACGGCGTGCGGTGGCTCTTCGAGGTCGGGCCGGGCCTCTGGGACGTCGACCCCGACGGGCGGGTCCTGATGTGTCCCGACTACAACACTGGGCCGAATGCCGGCGCGGGGATCCAGTGGCGCAACGCGGAGAGCCGGACGCTCGTCAAGGAGATCCCGCCGCACGTCACCGGGCCGATCCGCAACGATCCCGCGATGGGCGGCCCATGCGTCCGCTCGCTCTCGGGCCTCCGCGCCGCCTGGATTTCGAACGGCGCGGTCCTGACGACGGGGATCCCGGGCTACGTTCGCCGACATGACGCGGAGATCTTTTACTGGGTCGTCCCGGTCGAACTCCCGAGCGGGGACGTCTGGCTCCTCGAATACTCCACCCGGTTGACGCTGCGCCCGGCCGATTCGCTCGCCGGCCTGGTCCTTACCGAGGGGATCGCGTTCGGGCCGGACGCGGTCGCGTTGAGCGATGAGCTCGTCCTCGTCGGATGGGCGAACGCGTCGGCCGAACGGCCCGAGGACTTGGTACTCCATCACGTTCCCCTGGAGGACGAGCGGATCGACCTGTCGTACCCGCCGCGCTCGGCGGTCGTCCGGCCGCATCGCGCGTTCGCGCTCGCGTCGTACGCGTTCGGCGACGACTGCACACCACTCGCTGACGTCGTCCTCCCGATGCAGGCCGCGCCCGAGACCGTCGACGCGTACGTCGAGGACGGCTACGAGATCATCGACCGGACCGACCTCGCGCTCGATGTCCCGGCCTGGGCGCTCTACGCCGGCGAGCGGAGCGGCGTGAGTTGCGAGGCGGCGATCGACGAGGCGCGCCCGCAGGCCGAGCGCGACGGCGTCGGGTTGCTCGTCTATCAGGACAGCCGCGAGATCCGCGACAGCGTCGTCGCGAAGCTCCGGAAGGGCGACGCGCTTGCGCCTCAGTGTTACCTCGAGCACGGCGAGCCGGTCGCCGACTTCGCGCGGCGGGTCCGCGAGGAATGCGACCGCCTGGCGGCGCGCCTGCCGGCCGGTGTCGTCCTGATGCCCGCGGTCGGGTGGCACACGCGGAAGGACGACGCGCATCCGGACGGCCTCCCGGCGGCCTCGCTCTGTTGGGCCTGGGTCGCGCTCACGGGCCTCGCGGACCTCGGGCAATGGTTCGGCCTCATCGGATTTCGCGAAGGCCTGGCGGACTTCTGCGAGGCCCTCGCGCCCTATCTCGAGGACTTCGACAGCGGGATCCCAGTCCTCGCGTACCCGCCGACGCCGGACCCGCCGCCCGATCCGGTCGACCCGACCGATCCTGATCTGCCCGACATCGACCCGCCGGCGCCGCCGTTCATTCCCGAGGCCGTCGCGCTTTCCATCGAAGGGGACATCATGAGGGGATACCTCCGTCACCGCGTCACACGCAAAGTCGCGCGCGTCGACCCCGCGCCGCGGCCAGGCGCGAGCGGAAACCATCAATGGCCGGTCAACTGGGACAAGGACGACGCCGGCGGGCATGAGCTCGGCGAGCTGCTCAAGGACGGCGACCGGTTCGTCTTTCGGTTCGAGGCCTGCGGCCGGGTCCTGTGTTTGAACGGCGCCGGGCAATGGGAAACGCGCGCGGACGCCGGCGGCGACGAGCGGTTTCTCGTCACTGATCAACCCGAGGGCGTCACGTTTCTGTACCGCTCGCCGGCCGGCGCGCCGGTCGAGCTCTGCGAGTTCGTCGAGGCGGCGGCGTGATTCTCGCGACCCGGGCGGACATCCCAAAGGCGCGCGTCCATGGGACGCACGGCGGCGGCGGTCCGCTCACGCTCCCCGAGCTCGCGATCGACGGGCGACACTGGCGCAACAGCGGCCGGATCTACGTCCCGCGGTGGCTCTCGCATCTGTCCGCGTTGCGGCCTGATCGTTCTGAGGATGATTGGCGCGAGTACTTCGCCTGGGCGATCGCGACGGGGTTCGAGGGCGCGCGCGTGTTCGCGGGGTTTCTCGGCGACTGGGCGAGCGGGCAGACCGCCGAGTCGGCCCGCGCCAGGTTGTCGCCGTACCTCGACGCCGCGGCGGCCTGCGGCCTGGCCGTCGAGGTCACCGCGCTCACCGGGACCGCCGACGGCGGGTACGACCCGCGCGAACACGTCGACATCATCGCGAGCAAATGCGCCGGCCGCCCGAACGTCGTCCTCGAGCTCGGGAACGAGCTGTACCACGGGTCGCAAGCCGAGTACATGCTCGACCCGGATTTCCTCGCCGAGCTCCGCCATATCGCGCGCGCCGCCGGGTTCGCCGGACCGATCGCGTATGGCGCGTTCGGCGCGGATGAACCCTTACCCGACGGGACGTGGCCGTACCCGGTCGCGGACTATTCGACGGTCCATCTCGACCGCGGCCGGCCGTTCTGGGAACAGGCGCGGCGCGTCCGCGAGATCTACAGCGTTAGTGAGGCGACGGGCGCGCCGGCGCTCGACAACGAACCGCTCGGCGCCGCCGAGAAAAACGGGGACGAGTACGACCCGCCGAAACAACGCTCGAACGACCCGGCCTTTTTCTCCGTGCTCGGCGCGCTCGATCGCGGATTCTCTGGCGTCGGCGGCGTCCATCACTCCGAGGCCGGCCGCGAGGCGGTCCTCCCAGGGCCGGTGCAACAGCGTTGCGCGGAGGCCTACGTCGCCGCACATCGGGCCGTCGCCGACATCGTCGGCGAGGACATTCCGGCGTATCGCAACGCGGGACACACCGACTCGCCGGTCCTCTCGTTCGCCGCCGGCGGCGCGGTTCGCTGCTACTCATTCACGGTCGGCGACCGCGGCGCGACCGTCGGCGTCGGCGTCACCGCGGACCCGGGGATCGTCTGGGGGAACGGGTTCGCGCCGGTCGCGGTCCGGTACGAAGAGGTCGCGCGCGACAGTCGCGCGCTCAGGGTTTACGAAGTGCGCCGGTAAACGCGGCGCGGGAGGGTTTCTCCGTGGCAAACGGACTGTACGCCAAAGCGAAACAGGCTTTTCTCGACAAGGGGCATGATCTCAACACCGACGACATCCGCGTGGTCCTGTCCGACGCGGCGGACTACTCGCAGAACTTGTCGACGCATGATTTCCTCGACGACGTGCCAGCCGGCGCGCGGGTCGCGGTGTCGTCGACGTTGGGCTCGCCGACGATCACCGATGGCGTGTTCGACACCGCGGATTTCTCGTGGACGTTGGTCAGCGGGGATCAGAGCGAGCAGATCATCGTCTACAACCACACGGGCGGCGCCGACAGCGCGCGCGGCCTGCTCGTGTTCTATGACACCGGCATTACGGGTATGCCCGTCACGCCGAGCGGCGGCGATATCAACGGCACCGTACATAGCTCGGGCTGGTTCGCGCTCTAAGCGCGCGCCAGGCGAGCAGGAGCGAGGGGAACATGATCACTGAAACTGAGGTCTGCGTCGGTTGCGGTCAACCGACGCATCAGTACGAGTACGTCGGCATCGGCGAATCCCCGACGGCGCCGGCGAACGCGAACGGGTTTCGCGCGGAGGCGTTTCCGATCTGCCGGACCTGTCACCATCAACCGCCGCGGCCGATGAAGTTTCATTACGCGCCGCGCGCCGAGGTTGGGAAGTACCTCGCGCGGGCCGGCTCGAACTTCCTCGGGGGCGACTAACGCCATGCGGAAACCCTGGGGCGCGGTCGATCCCAACTCGACCCATCAACGCTGGTCGCGGTGGGTGGCGACGGTCCGCGCGCATCGGACGCGCCGGCCGACGCTCGAGGACGTCCGCCTCAACTGGACGCGGTATGTCCGCCGGCTCTTTCGGACGACCGTCGGCCGGATCCGGGTCGAGGTCCTCGACGACCGGTACCGCCTGGTCGCCGAGCTCGAGGGGCCGCCCGTGCACGACCCGGCGTACGTCGCCTGGGTCCGGCGCGAGCTCGCCGGCGCGTTCGTGGCGAAGGGGTTCGGCCCGGGCGCGGTCCTCGAGGACCTCGAGACGGCGCTCCTCGCCGGGTCCGCCGAGGACGGCCGGCCGGCAGCGCAATTGCTCGTGTTGCCGCGCCTGACGATCGGGAAGGCGTAATGACATGCGAGTCTTTGTCGGTCCGTTGGCCTGGCGTCCATCGTTCGGGGCGGCCGGGTTCGCGTGGGGTGCGCCGGTCCCGGGCGTCAAGGTCCTCGATTTCCGCCCGCTCGCCGAATGCGGTACGGCGGGCCCGGCCGCGCAGACCTCAGCGGTCCTCATCGCGCCGGACGCGATCGACCTGGCGGCGATCGATCCCGCCTATGAACAGATCGCGAGCGACCCCGACGAGACGCTCGACCTTGCGCGCCGCCAACAACTCAAAGCCTTGACCGGGTCGACGGCCGCGCTCACCGCGCTCCGCCTGCGAAACGTGCTGTACGAGCTCCTCACCGAGCACGCGGACCCCGCGCAGGTCCGGACGACCGGGACGATCCTCCCGACCCGCGACCGCCGGCTCACGCTGCACTGCGGACCGCTCGCGCTCGAGAAAGACTTCGACTTTCTCGGGCCAGAATGGCCGAACGTCCGCGACACGATCCGCGCGCAGTACCGCCAGTTTCGCGACGAGGCCCTCGCCGGCCTCCGCGAGGCGTTTTTTCATCGCCGGTTCCTAATGGTCCTGCTTGAAAAGTTTCGGTTGAGCGCGACTGGCGAGATCCTGCGTCGGTTCATTCCGGACGACCTCGACCTCGAGGACCCGCTCCCGCATCACACCGCACATTCGGATAACTTTAACGTCTCGAACAATAGCAATCTGTCGGGGCAATTGACTTGGACGGAAACGAGCAGTACGAGCCATTGGGAAACGAGCTCGAGCCAGGCGCGCGCGATCCTCGGCGCCGCCGACCTCGACGCGCGCGCCGAACACGACGTCAGTAGCAACGATCACCGGACGCAATTAACCGGCGTCGAGACCGGGATTTACTGGGGCGTCTGCGTTCGGTTCGCGTCAGCCGCGCGTACTTACATGCTTGGGTACCGCGGGTACGGTGAAACCAACTCCGCGATCGCGAAGGTCGTCACCGGCACGCGGACCGAGCTCACGACGGACGCGACGAGCAGCTCCGCCAACGACGTCATCTCGCTCGAGTGCTCGGGGACGATTCATACCCTCAAGATCAACGGGGCCGTGCAACTCGGGCCGCATTCGGACAGCTCGATCCCGACGGGGACGCGCGGCGGTATTTTTGGATTCCTAATTAGCGGACTCCCTGGCGCGGATGATTTCCTGACCGAGGACATGCTCGTACAGGCCGCGCCGTACGGGATGGTCCGCACCTATCGGCCCGCGGCGTTCGCGCCGGGATTCGGGCGCTAACTTTTCAAAGGGAGATTGACACCATGAGTGGCATGTTGACACCGCGCGAAGTGGGGATGCTCGCGGCCGGCGGCGAACACCTGGCAGAGAAGGCGCCGCTTCACAACCTGTTCGGGCAGCGTGGCCCGCGTTGCCCGACGTGCTCAGGCCTCGGGCGGTACCTCGTGCTCGCCGAGGGCGCGACGACCCGGCACACGTCGCGCTGTACCTGCGGCGGGACCGGCATCGACGACAAGGCGGTCATGCGCGGCCAGATCGAGACGCTCGTCGACCGGCTCGAGCGGCTCGAGCGGAAACGGCTCGCCGACGCGCGGCGGATGAACCGGCGCCTCCGTGAGCTCGGCATGAACCGCGACCCGCGGATGATGAACAGTCGGCAGTATTGGGCCGAGTGTATCGCCTGGGCGACGGCCGACGGCGCCGCGATCGCGAACACGACGAACGAGTCGATCATTTTCCCGAACATCGTCACCGCGGGCAATTACATGCAGGACGGGCGCGTCATGCGCGGCCGCGCATACGGCAAGTACTCGACGACTGGCGCCCCGACGGGGACCTGGGCGGTCCGGTGGAACGGCGTCGGCGGGACGTTGCTCGCGACGAGCGAAGTCTTGACGCTCGGGAACGGCGTCACCAACGCGAATTGGGCGATGGAGTTTCACATTCAGACCCGGACGAACGGCTCCGCCGGCGCGCTCTTCGTCATGGGCGAGCTGACGGTCCACACCGCGGCCGGGACGGTCCTCGCGAACGTGTTCGGCGTCAGCGGATGGGACGCGCCGGCGCAGGTTGGCTCGCTCGATCTGACGGCCGATACGCCGCTCTCGGTGACGTTCGACTGGGGAACGGCGAACGCCGCGAACACGCTCACCGGGCATCTGTACACGCTCGAATCGCTCAACTGAGGCCGGGATGCAGCGACAAGCGGGGACGGCGCGGACCTCATCGAGCGGCAACCCGATCACCGCGTCGGTCGCGGTCCCGGCGGGCGTCGGCGCGCTCGTCGTCCTCCTGAAGATCGACAGCGGCACGAACCGCGCCGGCGGCGCGCTCACCTGGGGACCGTACACGCTCGCCGCGCATCCGAGTAACCCGCAGAAGGCGGTCACGACCCCCGAGGTCGGCGTCGAGATGCACTGGCTGCTCAACCCCGCGCCAGGCACGCAGACTCTCACGATCCCGAACACCGGCGCCTTGACGATTAAGTACACGATCGAGCGGGCCATTCCGGCCGGCGGCGGGACCTGCGCGCTCGGCGGGACGAGCGGCAGTAACAACACGAGCACGAATCCGACCCCGGGCAATATTGCGATCAACGAACCGCAGGAGCTCGCGTTCGCGATTGTCGCCGGCGGCCATACGACGTGGTCCGTTACCGGCCAGGCCGGGACCGCGATCGCGAACACCGACGACGGCGCGCACGGCGGCGGCGAACAGTACGCGCTCAACCCGGCGATCGCGTCCGCGTTCGCATTAAATTGGAATAACGGAACCTCTGAAGATTGGGGCGCGCTCGTCGCCTCGTTCCGCGAGGTCCCGGCGAATGCGGTCAACAACTTCGCCGGCGTTCGGGCCGAGGGCGATCTGTCCTGCGTGGCGCGCGTGAGGGCCTAGCGTGGGGTTCCCTCAACGACGCTCCCCGTTTTTCGCGAACCCGCTCGCGTACGACTCCGGCGCCGGCGGGCCGCAGACCCTCGAGGTTCCGCACGTCGGCACGACGGCGGCGGTCAATACGCCGACGGTCGGCCTCCGCTTGGCGGCCGCGACGATCGCGTCGGCCGCGGTCGTGTTCGCGCCGACCGTCGCGCTCCGGGTTCAACCGCCGACGGTCGCCTCGAGCGCGGTCGTCAATGCGCCGACCGTCGCGCTCCGGGTCAACCCGCCGCACCTGGCGAGCTCGGCGACGGTCAACGCGCCGGCGGTCGCGCTCCGCGTCGTCCTCCCGCACATCAGCTCGAGCGCGACGGTCAACGCGCCCACGGTCACCGCGAGCGGCGTCGTCTCGCCGCCTCACCTGGCGTCGACGGCGGTCGTCAACGCGCCGACGCTCGCGTACCGCGTCCTCGTGCCGCACGTCTCGAGCGCGGCGACCGTCACCGCGCCGGCCGTCGCGCCGCGCCTCGTCGCGCCGCACGTCGCGAGCTCCGCCGCCGTGTTCGCGCCGACGGTCCGGTACCGGTTGCAACTCCCGACCCTCGCCTCGAGCGCGACGGTCAACGCGCCGACGGTCCGGTACCGCCTGGTCGTCCCGCACGTCTCGAGCGCGGCCGCGGTGTTCGTCCCGACGGTCATCGACCTGTCGGCCTCGTTCCCGCGGACGCTCTTCCCGGCCCTCGAGCACGACGTGACCGGCCGGGCGACGTTTGCAACCCAGGTCGCGCGCGCGACGTTCGACGCGGCGCTCGACCGTGAGACCCTCTTTCATGGATGGGAGTAGTCCGCCATGGTGCAGCGACCGCAGAAACAAGCGATGTCCAACATCTATCGCGGGGAGGCCGTCCGGCAACCCTGCCAAACCGTCCCGCCGACTGACATTACGACATGGACCCTCGTCGGACAGCTCAAGGCGGTCGACGTGACGGGCGTCCCGACGGGCGCCGTCCTGGCGACCGCGACCATCACAAAGACGGCGCCGCTCACGGGTGGGTATGACGTCAAGTTCACAAGCGGACACACCGACCGGACCCCCGCGAACTATTTCGTCGACGTGTGGCGGACCGACTCGGGCTCCGAGCAACTGCTCTGGGAGAGCCCGGTCGCGATCCTGCCGTACGAAACCCGGTTCTGAGTTACCTGGTAACAAAATAATCGGACACTGAGCGACAACTTCGGACACTTCCAGACAATCGAGCGGCCGGCGTGGGGCCGACCGCTCAAAAATGCTCAATAAAATCTAGGAATTTGGCGGGGCCGACGAGACTCGAACTCGCGACCTCTGGCGTGACAGGCCAGCGTCCGGTGAATCGTATAAGTCATTGTCTTCAGGCTACTTGTCTATATATTTCCAATATCCAGGTAACTAGATGGTGGTGACTTCTCAGGCCAGTTTCGCGGCCACACCGGCCAGCTTGGCGAGTTGAAACGGCGCGTATCGCCTGGTCATCCGCGGACTGGTGTGCCCGAGGAGCTCCTGCACGTCGGCCAGATCGGCGCCGGCCTGCAGGTAGGCGGTCGCGACCGAGTGCCGTTGGTCGTACGGCCGGACGTGCGCCGGCCCGAGCCCGCGGGCCTTGGCCTCCGCGCGGCACGCCCGCTGAAACGCCTTCCGAAACAGGTTCTTGTCGTAGGGCTGGCCGAGGAGCTTGCGGTCAATGAGCACCGCCCACGCGGCCAAGCCGTGACGATTGAGCGGCACGGTCCGAAAGCGGCGACCACCTTTGCCGGTCGGGATAAAACACACCGCGCGCTCGAGATCGACGTGGTCACGCTTCATCCGGGAGAGCTCCGAATTACCGCGCATGCCGGTCCACAGGAGCACGCCGGCGATCGCCTGATGGTCCGGGTTACGCAGCCGCGTGATCGCCGCCTGGAGGAATGCCAATTGCCGCGCGCGCGGCTCCGGCGCCGGTTCCTTGAACTTCAGCACCTCGCGGACCGGATTCGGCGCCCCCTTCCCGTCAAGGATGGTGTACAGGTGCAGGAGCGCGGTCCGGCGGTGATTGCACGCCGAGGCCGAGAGCGGCTTCGCCTTCGTCTTGTACGTCTTCGTGCGTGGGACGTACACCAGCACCGGGCCGCGGTGGCGCCAGGCTTGGAGCTGCTCGCGAATCATGGCGGCCGTGATGTCAGCCCGGGTGGTGTCGCCGAAGACCTCGCGCCAGACGTAGAGATCCCGCTTCCGCCACTCGTACGTCGGCATGGCTTCGATCTGCCGAAGATACGTCGCGACGTCGGCGGCGAAGCTGTTCGGCCGGGCGACGACCCCGTCCGGCTCGCTGAGCCGCTCTCTGGCCTGGACGCGCTGGTCCTCGCGCCACTGCTTCATCGCGGTGACGGTCGCATTTGCGCCGAACCGTTTCGAGGCGAGCTTCGTGCGCCCGCGGCCGATCGGGATCCGCACGAAGGCGCGGAAGCCTGTTGGCGTCTTGACGAGACCCGGGCCGAGATGCGTCACAGGGACGCGCCGAGCGCGCCGCCGCAGTGGGCGCAAAAGCGTGAGGTGGCGGGATTGTACTTGCCGCACGCACTACAGAGCAGCGCCGGCGCGGGGGCGACGGGGGCGGCAACCGCCTTCACCGGCGCGGCTGTGGGCGGGTCCACGGTCACCGCCCAGACCAGCGCCACAACCCAGCCGATAAACGACCAGCCGAGCAGTAAGTTCACGAGCGCGATCGCCGCGGTGTTCTGCTTTTTCTTCACGAGCGCGATGATCGTTGGCAGGATGTAGACCACCAGCCCGCCGATGATGAACGCGAGCAGTAGCATCATGCCGACCGCGCCGGAGGTTGCGTCAGAGGCGGACATGGGTGGCCTCCTAGAGACCGTACTTCTTACGGACCTTCTTCGCGAGCACCTCGCCAAACTGCATGCAGTAATTCGTGCCCCACTCGATGTCCGGCTGGCGACGCTGCCCGGCCATGAACCCGGCGACGGTGGCACCGATGTAATACGCCTCCAGGTTGAGGTTCATTGTGGCAGTGACCGAGGGCACGCGCGGGTTCACCAAAGCGGCGAGCGCACCATGCGTCTCGTGCTCCTCGCCGCCGTCCCAGCCGGGTCCGACGGGCTTAGCGGACCAGTCGTCCGGTTGTTGGCGTACCGGCATCGCCGGTGGCTCGGCGTGGCGTTGGGCGTGCTTCGGAGTCGCGGAACGGGGCATCGTCTCCTCGTCAGCTTCGGTGCTTTTTGCGAGTCCCAGTTCGTCCATGAGACGACCGAGGCTGTGTCCGACCTCGCTGAGCGCGCGAAGGATGTGCCGTTTGAGGCTCTCTGGCATCGGGTGTTCCGCCGTGCTCAAGGCGGTGCAATTTCTTTCGCACAGTTCGGGCGTCATCGCCCGCGCCGGTCTCGGCGGGAGCGATGGGTGTCGGTACACGAGGATCGGCTTCTGGTCGAGCATGGGGAGCACCTCCGTTCGATGTTGGGTGCTCTATACCAGATCCACTTTCGTCACGCCTTTGTAGTAGCGTTTCCGGGTTTTCCCCGAATCCGCGCGACAACTCGACGATACGAAACAGAGCCGCCCGCATTTCTGCCAGGCGATGCTCGAAGTCGGTAATCTCTGTCTGAAGAGCGCCCGCTGCAGCTTGTACTCCTGGGCCCTGACGGCCTAGGTCAGACCCGAGCGCCGAGAAGACACGTTCCAGCGAGAGGTCTAAGGCCTGGGCGACTAAGGTCAACTTGTCGATGGTCGTGTTCCGATTTAACGGGTATTCGGACTCTTGTGTTGAAACATGACTTCTGAGACAATGCCTCGGTTCGGATTAACGTGTGGAGGATGATGCTCCGATGTTTGTTCTGTCGCTCTTCCCCGGCATCGGCTTGTTCGATATGGCGTTCGAGGAGGAAGGCTTCTGCGTTGTTCGGGGACCTGACAAGCTCTGGGGTGGCGATATTCATCGCTTCCATCCATCTGCAGGAAAATTCGATGGGATCATCGGCGGGCCGCCCTGCCAGAGCCACAGCCGCTTTAGGCATTTGGCGGCGGCGACCGGCAAGAACATCGCGCCGGACCTGATTCCCGAGTTTGAACGGTGCGTAGCTGAGGCCCGGCCGTCTTGGTTCCTGATGGAGAACGTGACCGACTCGCCCGAGCCTGTCGTCGACGGCTACGAGGTGTGCCGGTTCATTCTGCAAAACAGGCATCTCGGTGAAATCCAGAACAGAGAACGGGCCTTTGCCTTCGGGACAACGGGAGCACGCCAGGACCTGCGCCGCTACATCCAGCTCGCACCTCTGGAGAGCGCCGAGTGGTGTGGGGCGATACTCGCATCCGGTGGCCGGCGACCAGGCACAGAGTCCCGCCGCGGCAAAACGCGTGGCGCTTGGCATGGCTTCTGCGGCCCGCGCGAGTTCGCCCATGCCCTGAAGGCGCAAGGACTGCCCGAAGATTTTCTGGCTGACTCGCCGTTCAAGATGAAGGAACGGTTCCGAGTCGTAGGTAACGGTGTGCCGCTTCCTATGGGACGCGCCTTGGCCCATGCGGTCAAAAGAGCCATGTATCCACAACTCTGCGAAGCCACGGCATAACGCCGAGTGACGAACTTCCTCTATCTGCCCGGCTGGGAGGTCACGAAGGTGCAGCGATCGGCGCAGGAATACATCGTGGAGGCAACGTTCGGCGCGCAGCCTGCAGCCTGCACCAAATGCGGCGTGGTGGGCGAACTGTACCGGCACGGCACGAAGGTCACTGCGTTCAGGGACGCCCCGGTCCACGGCAAGCAGGTCACAGTGCAGGCCAACCGACAGCGGTATCGGTGCCGCGCCTGCAACCAGACCTTTCTGCAGGACGTGCCGGACATGGACGAGCAACGGCGCATGACTGTTCGGTGCCTGGAATACATCGGCGAGCAGGCGCTGCTGCGGCCGTTCACGCACGTCGCTGACGACATCGGTGTCCACGAAAAGACCGTCCGTAACATTGCCGGCGAGCGCATTGAGCGGCTGATGGCGGAACACAGGCTCAGAGCCCCACGGATGCTGGGGATGGATGAAGTGTCGGTCCTGCGGAAGCCTCGAGCGGTCTTGACGGACATCGGCAGACGCGCGCCCATTGACCTGCTGGAGAGCCGGACAAAGCCCGTCGTGGCGCACTGGCTCCATCATCTGCCCAACCGTCAACGCGTGGAGGTCGTGGCGATGGACATGTGGGCACCCTACCGTGACGCCGTGCGGGCGGTACTGCCAGCAGCGTCCATCGTGGTGGACAAGTTCCACATCGTGCGGATGGCCAGTCAGGCCCTGGAAGTCGTCAGGAAGGCCACAGGGCGCGACCTGGAGCCACGAGGGCGGCGCCAGCTTGTTAGAAGCCGGTTCTCGCTCCTGCGGCGTCCCAAGCAGCTCTCGGCCAAAGCGGCGCTCGATCTTGATGCGTGGTTGGTGAACGAGCCGACGCTCCGGCACGCCTACCAGGCCAAGGAAGCCTTCTACTCGATCTGGGATCTGAAGACGAAGGACGACGCCCGTGAGGCGTATTCCCGCTGGCTCGCGGAGATGCCAGCCGACATCCAGAAACCCTTCAAACCCGTGGTGACTGCCATGAAGAACTGGGACACGGAGATTTTCAGCTATTGGGACCACCGCATCACGAACGCGTACACCGAGGCCATGAACGGCGTGTTGAAGCTCGTCAACAGAATGGGGCGTGGCTATGGCTTCAACGTCATTCGAGCCCGCGTCCTCTTTGGACGACAGGACAGCGACTTGGAGGAATGCCAAAGCTGTCAACGGTCCTTCAACTCGAAGGGTGTTAGTCGATTCGTTCATCGGGATAACCAAATCATTGGCCCCGTCCTTTTGTGTCCCGACTGCCGCCGATTCCACACGGATCGATGGTTCACGCGTGATGGCACTTCAACACTTAAATCCGAATAGCCGATTTAACTCGATCCGGTTGACTGTTTCCTTGTTCACGCCCGCGAGCTCCGCGAGCGCTTCAGTGTCCAACCCTTTCGCGGTCCGGGCGGCACGAATCACATCGCCGTAGGGCATCGGCGGCATTGTGCCAGACGGATAATTCCGTAGCAAGACGGCAAGCCCCGTCATATCAACACCTTACGGAAACAATAAAAAATCCGTAGAAAATCCTTGACACGATACGGATTCGTTCTTACCATACGGACTAATCCGTATGACGCTCAAAACAATACGTGAGGCCTTGGGAATCAGTCAGGTCGAACTCGACCGCCGAGCTGGACTCACGCGCGGATCAGTCGGCGACATCGAGTCCGGACGCAACTCCAATCCATCGTTTTCCATCTGCGTGAGCATCGCCGAGGCGTTGCGCCGCGCAGGCGCGAAGGGCGTGGACGCCGAACAGTTGTTCGCGTCTCGCGTGGCCTCGTAGCCATGTCGACCACTCTGGCAAAGCGGCTACATGACGGTCCACGCAAAATGCTTTCAGCCAAGCTGCCGGCAGGCGAAACGACTTGCAAAAAAGTTTCAGACGAGCAGCAGCGCCTCTACGCTGGCCGCATTCTCCGGGCGGCCTTCAACGAATCCGGACTGACCGATCAGGAAGTGACCTTCGATCTGGACTACGCGAATCAGAGCATGGTGACCCGTCTCGTGACGGGAGAGATCGTGCCGCCCCTCCTGGTGCGCCTCTTGAGTGTGCCGGCGCTCCGGCTGGGATTGATGCTCGCCCTCGCGCGCGTCGCTGGCGAAGGCGTCGAAGTTGATGAAGTCATTCGTGTCCGGAGGCGCGCATGAATCCGCTGGGCCTCCACGACCCCATCCCGAAGTCCTGCAAGGTCCGCGACGTCTGCCGTGCGCTCAACATCTCGCGCGACACGTTTTACCGGGCGATGGCGGCGGGGAAGTTGTCCCTCGTTGAACTCGCGCCGATGGGCCGGTCGCGCCGATTCAGCGGCGAGAGCGTCGAGCGCGCGGCCGCCCGGACGCGTTGGGCGGTCGTGAAACGGCAGGTGAGCGCATGAGCCTCGCGACTGTGTTCTTGCTCCTCATCGGCCTGTCGCTGGCCGCGCTGGCGGCGGGGCGAGGCCTCCGCTGGCTCGTCGCCGACGACCGCGAGCGCGACGGCGACACGCTCATTCAGTGCGTCGTCTGCCACGACTACAAGCCGAAGCGCGATCTCGTGCCCTACACCGACGCCTTTCAGCGCGCGGCGTTCCGCTGCGCGGACCATTGCCGGCATCCGCGGAGAGTCGCATGACGGTCCTCTTGCTCTGGCTGCTCGCGAACTCCGTGCTCCTCACCGCGGGCTGCGTCCTCGCCGTCCGCCGTCAACAGCGCGATCTGGATGGCGCGCGGGCCGAACTCGACGCCGCCAAGCACATCGGGGCCTCGCTCTTGGCGACGCTCCACGGCGAGCGCCAACAGCTCATCGACGCGCTCGCCGCGAAGGAACGTGCCCTGCAGCTCTTCACGAACGAGCAAGAGCTGCGCACGGCGGAGCGGCTCTTCGCGAAGGCGCGCTACGACCAGCTCGAAGCGAACTACCAGTACGCGATGGATCTCTACATTGCGACGTGGCAGGTCTTCGACGACGACGCCGATCTGTGCGAGCGCGCGAAGCGGAAGGTGGTCCAGTGATCACGCGCGCGCTCCTCGTCGTCGGGTGGATCGTCGTCGGCGCGTCGACGGTGTTCGTCGGCGTCGTCGTATGGGCGTCGATCCGGCAGTGGTGGATCGAACGCGCGAAAGATCGGGGGAGTTGGTGATGAAACGCTTCATCGACAAAGTTCAAGATGGGTTCATCGTGCTCGCCTCTGCGGTGTTCGTCGCGCTCTGCCTGACTGCCATCATTGCGACCGCGCGCACGGAGGCGCGCCAATCGGTCGCCTGGTCGCACTGGGTCATCGCCGCCGAGGGGTATTCGTGGAACGGCTCGACGTGGGTCCTCGTCGACGCGCTGCCGGGGACGCTCAACCTCTTGAGCTCGCAGGGATTCGAGATCGTCTCGATCAGTGTCGAGCGCACTGACGCCGCGCGCCTCGTTCACATCGTGGGAAAAACAAGTTCAGCTCCGGTCGGCACGAGCTGTCCGGACTACGACCCGAACACGCCCGGGATGCAGGGCCCGTATCCCGGCGCCGTGTGTTGGCCGGACGGGGGGTGGCGGTGATGGCGAAGACCGCGCGACAGCTTCCGCGAATCGAATGGTTCCCTGGGCCGAGCGGCGCCCGGTGGCGGATGAAGGCGGCCAACGGCGAGATCGTCTGCACCGGCCAAGCGCACCGTGATCTGTCCGACGTCAAGCGCGCCGTGCGACGCGTGCGGGAGCTGATGCGCGGACGGTTGGAGTTTGTCTATCGGCGACGGACGCGCGCCTGAAACGAAAACAGGCCGGCGCGTGAACGCCGGCCCGGAGGTCAACCCAATGAACAGCCCGAATCTTACCACGATGCCCGCGTCTCGTCTTCGACAGCCGCCTCCAAATGAGTTGGCGTCCTCTCCCCAGGCTGCCGCGCGGGCGTCTGATCCGCCAGCCGCCGGTCCCGTGGGAAGGACGGGACCGGCGCCCGCCGTGCGGGACGAGCTGCTGGCGGAACTGGCGGAGGTGATCGCGCACGCCTTGTGGTCGGCCCGGGAGATTCACTTCGCCGACACGATCCGGCCGTGGGATCAGGCGACGGCTGAGGAGCAGCAGGCGTGCCTGCAACTCGCGCGGGAGGCCGTGACGAGCGTCCACGAGTTCCGGCGTCTGGATGCCGTGCGGATCGTGCGCTTGGCGGTGCAGCAGCAGATCGCGGAGGCCGCGGTGCTCGCGCTCGAGCCCGACGAGGACCATTCCCAACACCGCCTGATCTCGGCCGCGATCCAGCGGATGCAGACCAACGTGCTGCGCATCGACCCGGCCTCGTTCGCGATCGGGCTCTACCGGCATGCGCTCCGGACGGAACGGGCGAAAGGCGGGGCACGATGAGCAAGAACGCGGTACTCCCCATTGAACGCGATACGGCCCTCGTGCCGGTCGAGCAGGCCTCCAGTCTGGCGCTGGTCATTGAACGGCTGGCGAGCAATCCCGCCGTGGACGTGGCGAAGCTTGAGAAGATCATCGAGCTGCAAGAGCGCGTCCTGGGCCATCAGGCTAAGGCGGAATACTTCGCGGCCTTCGCGCAGATGCAGGGCGAGCTGCCTGAGATCTCTGAGCGCGGCGAGATCTCAGTCAACGGCCAAGTGCGGGGCCGGTACGCGCGCTTCGAAGACATCCAGACGGCCATCCGGCCGGTGCTCCAGAAGCACGGCTTCGCGCTCAGCTTCCGGATGGAGTTTCCGAACCCGACGACCGTGAAAGTCATCGGCGTGCTGGCCCATCGCGCCGGCCACGCGGAAACCACCGAGTTCATGTCTCTCGCGGACACGTCCGGCAGCAAGAACGCGATCCAAGCGCTCGGGTCGTCGCAGTCGTACGGCCAGCGGTACGTCACGAACGCGCTGCTCAACATCGTGAGCCGCGGCCAGGACGACGACGGGCGCACCGCTGAGCCGGCCAAGGTGACGGCGCCGGAGGGGTTCGACGACTGGTGGGAGGATCTGCAGACCGTCGCCGAGCAGGGGTCCTTGTCCCTGAAAGCGGCGTGGGAGAAGTCCTCCTCAGCGTTCCGCAGCCATCTCACGAAGCACCACCGGGACGCCTGGGAAGCCATCAAGCGCGCGGCGGCGAAGGTGTCGGCATGAAGGTGCTGGACGTCGCCCAGCGCTCGCCTGAGTGGATCGCGGCCCGCCTGGGCAAGCTCACGAGCACGTGCGCGGCTGACATGCTGGCCACCACGAAGAGCGGCGGCGAAGCGGCGGCCCGCCGAAACCTGCGCGTGAAGCTCGTGCTGGAACGCCTGACGGGGCGCAGTGTGGAGCGCGGCTACGTGTCGCAGGCCATGCAGGACGGCATCGATAACGAGCCGCTCGCCGCGGCGGCGTTCGAAGCGCTCTCCGGCGAGATCCTGCACGTCACCGGGTTCATCGAGCACGATTCCCTATTGGCCGGGTGCTCCCTGGACGGCCATACCGGGACCTTCGATCAACTCGTGGAGATCAAGTGCCCGACGCCGGCCGTGCATCTGGAGTATCTGCGCTCCGGCAAAGTCCCGTACGACTACCTCCAGCAAGTCCGCCATGCCCTCTGGATCACGGGCGCGCTCCGGTGCGAGTGGCTGTCGTTCTGTCCGGCGTTCCCGGAACCGCTGCAGGCGAAGTTGATCGCCGTCGAGCGCGGAGAAGTCGACATCCCGGCCTACGAGCGCGCGGCCGTGGCATTCCTCGCGGAAGTCGATCGCGAGTACGAGGCGGTGGCCACGATGGGCAACTTGCGCGGGCAGCTCGAAAAGGCGCTGGCGTAAATGGCGACGGTCTGGACGGGATTCGTGGACGACGCTGGGCACTTCGCGCTCGATCAGCGCAAGGCGTTCATCGAGTGGGTGAAGAAGTTCAAGGGCTATGAAGTGGTTCTGGAAGTCCGGCGCCGGCCGCGAATGCAAGGGAGTCAGCAGCTCAGGTACTACCGCGGCGTCGTCGTGCCCGACATCGCGAAGGCGACCGGGGTCACTGATCCGGACGACTACGAGAGCGTGCATGAAGGACTAGCCTGGAAGTTCCTGCGGCTCCCGGACGGGCCGATGGGCGAGCCGCGCCGGAGAAGCACCAGCAAGGGGCGCATGTCGATGGAGGACCTCAGTCATTACATCGACCAGGTGATCACGTGGGCGGAGACGTCGATTCCTGACTGTCGTGTTCGGCGCCCGCATGAAATTGATCTGGAAGAGGTCGTGACGCCATGACGCTGCCAGAGGAGTACCGCCGTTGTCGAGCCTGCGGCGCCCTGTGCGATGGCGACGTGTGCGACATGGCCTGTGAGCTGCAGCTCGTCGCGGAGCGTGAAGCGAACGAACCGCGCGAGCACGACTGCCCACAGCCAGGGCACGCCTGCTCGTCCTGGTGCGGCTACTGCGGTCGCTGCTGCGACTGTCAACGTGAGACCGCCGATGTCTGAAGCGATCCGCGACATCCGCTTGCACAAGCGCCCGCGCGTCGTCGACAAGGCGGCGCAGCGGAAGGCGGCGGAGGCCGTGTGGCGCGAGGTCTGTCGGCTGGTGGAGATCCGCGATCGGTTGTTCTGTCGCGCCTGCCGGCGCCGCGTGGTGAAGACGCTGTCGCTGGTGCCGGAACGCCTGGAGCACCATCACGTGATCCCGCGATCGTGCGGAGGATTGGACACTGAGAGCAACGTGGCGATTGTGTGCCAGGGCTGCCATTCCGATCGGCACATCACGCGCACGCTGTCGATGCTGGGCCGGGCGGATCAAGTCCTGCGCTTCGAGCGGGACGGAAAGGTGTGGCACGGATGATCAGCTTCCTGCGCCGGCTGTACCTCGCCTTCCTGAACCGCCACGACGCTGGTCTCGACAAGGTGCGCCACCGGTTCGGCCACAAGTCGGTGAGCGACACCTACGACCACCAGAAGGCCCGGCAGGGCTATCTAAAGGCCCAGCGGCAATCGGCGACGGGGCGGAAGTATCGCAAGGCCACCACGGCCAAGGTAACGACCACGGCCAAGGTCATGCCGATCCGGAGGGCGAAGTGAAGCAGGCCGCCTTCGCCGAGTTCTACGGCGCGCCGGTGGTGGTCGCGCGCGGGCCGGCTCGACGCCAGGCAGACACCAGCGTCATCGTCTGGCGCGATTGCATTTTGCCGACGCTGACCCGCCGCGAAATCGTCGTGTTCCGCGCGCTGCACGCGTACCTCGAGCACACCAAGCACGCGGACGCGACCGGCGGCGAGCTCACCGAGTGGATGGTCCAGCGCGAGCTCGCACGCGATGTGAACGGCTGCCGGCCACGGCTCACGGGGTTGGCCGACAAGGGCTGGATCGCAAAGCGTGAGACCACGCGCCACTGTCGAAACTATCTGACCGAGGCGCATCCGTACGTGCCGGTCGTGCCGCTCGGGGCGTTGCACGACCTCAATCCGAACGACGGCGGGCAGTAACTAGAAGTCGGGAAAGGACGGCGGGTATGTCAGATCAGACTCTCCCTCCCGGGAGTCCGAAGAACAAGAGTTTGGAAATCTTCAATCAGGACGTAGTGCAAGAGCACCTGCGGCTCGCTTGTGATTGGTTGGCTGAAAAGACGAAACGAGAGTTTCAACAGTCAGTCGTACAACGTCTGGAGAGTCCCGCAGGAGCGGCGCTGCAACGGCACCTTGAGAGCGTCGGCGAAGCGATTTTTGAAATCTGGTTCACTGGATTAGTCGCTTACGACCGTACCAAGTTCTCCCCCTTCTTGTTGATCAGGCAGTTTGATGTAGAGGTCGCCTCCAAGCGATACCGGCTGGATTTTACGATTGCGATCGCCGGCACAACGCCTCTCGAATACCTGCCCGTCGCTATCGAACTCGATGGCCACGCGTTTCATGAAAAGACCCCAGAGCAGGTTACGGCCCGGAACGAACGCGACCGCCACCTGCAAGCGGCCGGCTATGAGGTCATTCACTTTTCCTATTCGGAACTGACGGGGAAGCCTGTGCATTGCGTGGTCGACGCGATGCGCGTGGCCTGGCTGGCCTATGAGAAGACAAGGAAGGCCGAGTAATGCGTCTCGCCGGAAGCCGAGACGCGGAAAAACCGCCAGCGTTTCAGTTCTACGCGAAGGCGTGGCTGAGCTCCACCCGCGCCATGCCGCATCACGCGCGAGGCGTGTATATCGACTTTCTCGCGTGGTCCTGGGATAACGGGCCGCTGCCGTCTGACGAGAAGGCGCTGGCGGTTCTCGCAGGTATGACGCTGCCGGCATTCCGACGCGTGTGGCAGCACGTCGGCCGCAAGTGGGAGTCTACCGACGTCGGCCTCGTCAATCTCCGGCTCGAGCAACAACGCAAGGACCTGACGGCCTACCTGGACGAGCAATCCAAGAAAGGGCAGAAGGGGGCCGCTGCGCGATGGCAACGGCATCCTCATGGACACAACTCAGGCAATGGCCCGGGCATGCATCAGCTATTGCCTGATTCGTCTCCGGAATATGACTCTTCATCTGCATCTTCACCTTCAACAAGTGCAAAAGAACACCAAGACCGTGTGGCCCCGTCGGCGCTCATGGACGCGTGGAACGACGGAACGAAACCGCCAATTCCGCGGTGCCGCGGACTCACGCCCAAGCGAGAGCGCCTGGCGGCCAGCCGCCTTCATGACCACCCGATCGACGAATGGCGCCAGATCATCGGCCGGATTCAGGCCTCGGCCTTCTGCCGCGGGGAAAACGATCGCGGCTGGGTGGCGACGTTCGACTGGCTGCTGCAGGCGGACGTCGGCCTGAAAGTGCTCGAAGGCAAATACGACAATCGCCCAGTTAAAGCCAAGGGCCCCGATGCGCACCGCCGATCGGGCACGCCTGACGCCGCCGCCACCCGCAAACTGCTCGACGAAGTCCACGGGGGCCGCTCATGAGCACGGCGATCCTGCACGACGAGTCGGCGGAACGCGCGCTCCTCGGCGCCGTGATCGTCCGGAACGGCGCCATGGACGATCTGGCCGACCTGCTCGAGCCGGCGCACTTTGGTCGCGAGCATCACCGGTTGACGTTCGCGGCCATGCGGGATCTGCACGTCGCGGGGACGGCGATCGATCCGATCACCCTGGCGGCGGAGCTCGAGCGCGCCGGCGATCTCGACACGGTGGGCCGGCCGTTTCTGCACCAGCTCGGGGAAGGCGTGGCCCGCTCTGCGAACGTCGCGGCCTACGCCAAAGTGGTCCGCGACTGTGCCTTGCGACGCGATCTGGCGGCCGCGGCCAGGCGGATGCTGGCCGATGCGGGCGGCACCGAGATCTCGGCGGCGCAACTGCTCGAGGATGCCGAGCAGGCGATCTACCGACTGAGCGCGACGGCGGTAAAGACGGACTGGGTGAGCGGGGCCGATCTGTCGCAGGAACTCTTTCCAGTCATCGAGACGCTGACGAACGAGCGGAAGGCGCTCACAGGGGTGGCGACGGGGTTCCGCGATCTCGACTGGATGACGCGCGGATTGCAGGCCGGCGACCTCGTGCTGCTCGGCGCGCGGCCGAGCTCGGGGAAGACCGCGCTGGCGCTGCAGCTGGCGATGACGGCGGCGAAGACGGTGCCGGTGGCGTTCTTCTCGGTCGAAATGTCGCGGGCGCCGCTGGGCCTTCGGATCGTCAGCGCCGCGGCCCAGGTGGATTGCTGGCGCCTGCTCTCGGGCGGGTTGAATGAGTTCGATCTGCTGCGCGTGGGGGAAGGCCTCGCGCAGCTCGGGGAGGCGGCGATCTACATCGACGAGTCGCCGACGCTCTCGCCGATCCAGGCGCGTTCGAAGCTACGGAGGTTGAAGGCGAAGGCGGGGACGATCGGGCTAGTCGTGATCGACTACCTGCAACTGATGGCGGCGTTGCCGGAGCACCGCACAGAGAACCGGACGACGCAGGTCGCCGGGATCTCGCGGGCGCTGAAGATCCTGGCGCGGGAGTTCGGCGTGCCGTTCCTTGTGCTCTCGCAGCTCTCGCGGGGCCTCGAACGCAGCACCGACAAGCGGCCGCAACTCTCCGACTTGCGCGAATCCGGTGCGCTCGAGCAGGACGCCGATGTGGTGCTGCTGCTGCACCGGCCGGAGATGTACGACAAGGACAACGACAGCCTGAAAGGGAAGGCGGAACTCATCGTGGCGAAACAGCGCAATGGGCCCATCGGGCATCTGGAACTGTTCTGGTCTGGTCCCCAAATGCGGTTCGAAACGGAACGGAGGGCCTCGTGATCCAGCCGGTGGAGCCGACGATCTCGGACGTGATTGAGCGCGATCGGGCGGAAGACGAGGCGCTCGTGTCGATCACGGCGGCGCTCTGTGCGTGTCAGCGGGCAGGGTTTCCACCAGCCGTGCTTGATCGTCTGCTCGAAGCCAAGGCGGCGGCGCTCAAGGTGACGCAGGAGCGCGAAGTGTGACCCGCCGCGACGACGACACAAACCTGCTGACCACGGTGTCGCCCGAGGAGCGCGACGTCTGCGACGAGCTCAAGCGCCTAGCGCTCCTCGACACCGACGCGAACCTGCTCAGGCTCGCGCTCTGGCACCTGGCGCGCTGGTACGAGCTGGCACTGCCGGACGAGATCTTCGCGTTGCGCGTGCGCGGCCGATCCTGTCCACCCGTGCCCGCGTCTCGGCTGCTGCACTTCAGCGACCGGGAAGCGGATCGCGCGCCGGCGTTGCCGTTTGAGGAAGCTGCGAAATGAGCGCCGTGACGACGATCGAATGGACAGATCGGACCTGGAATCCAACCCGCGGCTGCTCGGTGATCTCGCCGGGCTGTGTCAACTGCTACGCCATGAAGCAAGCACACCGGTTCAGTGGGCCCGGCGGCGCGTACGAGGGCCTCACGAAACAGACGAAGGCCGGGCCGCAATGGACCGGCACGGTGCGACTGATCGACGACGCGCTTGGTGAGCCGGCGCGCTGGAAGAAACCCGCGCGCATCTTCGTGAACAGCATGAGCGATCTATTTCACGAGTCGCTGTCGGACGAAGCCATTGATTGCGTCTTCGCGGTGATGGCCTGGGCGCGGCACCACACGTATCAGATCCTCACGAAGCGGCCAGCTCGGATGCGCGACTACATCACTGGGCTTGCCGCGCTGTCGCCGTACGACCGCGCGTGCCGTCTCGCCAACGCGGGCGCGTGGAAGCCGTTCGCCAACACGGGCATCGGCGGGTTGGAGTGGCCGTTGCCGTGGATCTGGCTCGGCGTCTCGGCTGAAGACCAGCAACGCGCCGACGAGCGCATCCCGCTGTTGCTCCAGACGCCCGCGGCCGTCAGGTTCGTGAGCGCGGAGCCGCTGCTTGGGCCGATCGACCTGCGGCCCTACGTCGCCCCGACCGAGACGCTGCGGACCCTCACCGAGCGCGATCCGGCGTTCATCGACTGGGTCATCATCGGCGGCGAGAGCGGGCCAGGCGCGCGGCCATGCGACGTCGCGTGGGTGCGCGCTCTTGTGCGGCAATGCCGCGAGGCGGACGTCGCCTGCTTCGTAAAGCAGCTCGGCTCGCGTCCGTGCCTCGCCGGCCCCTGCTCCAGCCAGCCGGGTGAGGTCTGGACGGTAACAGGGCAAAGCGGCGGCACAGAGATCGTCCTGAAGAATCGGAAGGGCGGCGACCTCGCTGAGTGGCCGCCCGCGTTCCGCGTGCGCGCGTTCCCGCGATCGGCGGTGCCGGCGTGAAGCAAATGTCCTTCGCGCTCACCACGCCGCAGATCCTCGCGCAGACGAAGACCGTGACGCGCCGGATGGGCTGGGCCACCGCGAAGCCCGGCGACATCGTGCAGCCGATCGAGAAGGGCCAAGGGCTCAAGAAAGGGGAGACGGTCACGAAGATCGGGCCGCCGATCCGGTTCGTGCAGGTCAGCCGGGAGATCTTGGCGGACATTACGCCGCAGGACGTCTACCGCGAAGGATTCCCGCGGCTCACGACGCGCGAATTTATTCGGATGTTCAAGCGGCACCACGGGTGCCGCAGGTCGGTGGTCGTCACGCGCATCGAGTTCGAGTACCTCGAGGTCACCGCATGAGGCGCGTCGCTTTCACGGTGCCGGGTGAGTTCGGTGGAAAAGGCTCGATGCGCGCCTACACGTACCGTCGCAAGAACGGCGGGATCGGGGCCAGGGCCACGGCCGACAATCCCAAGACGAAGATCTGGGAGGCCACGATCTCGAAGAGCGCCCGCGAGGCAATCGCCGACGATCCGCGCCTCTTCACCGGTCCGGTTCGTGTCCAGATCTGCGCCTATCTGGCGCGCCCGAAGTCGGTCTCGCCGCGCGTGCGGCCGCTGCCGACCGTCAAGCCCGACTGCGACAAGCTGGCGCGTTTGGTGCTCGACTCGCTCACCAAAGTGCTGCTCTCAGACGACGCGATCGTCTGCTCGCTGCTGGTCCGCAAGCTCTACGCGCACGCGCTGCCGTACGTCGAAATCGTCGTCGGCGACTATCTGCCACACCACGAAGTCAACCATCCACCACAGGAGATCCGCGCATGAACGAGACCGAAACCGTTGTCACCGAGACCAACACCGTCGAGCTGCCGCCCGGCCGCCTAATCGACGAGAAGGAGTTCAGCCTGCTCGAAGAGCACCGGCGCCGACTGCGCGAAGCGACCGCCGACTACAACAAAAAGCACGACGAAGCCAAGGACGCGAAGAAGACCATGGACGCCGCGAGCGACGCGTTCATCACAGCCTTCGATCGGTTCGTCCGGTACACGAACGGCGAGCGCGATTTGCCGCTCTTCGAGCAGCCCACCCAGGGCGAGGTCAACGAAGCGGCCATGAAGCGGAGCCATGTCCATGACCTCTGCGTCCGCCTGAAGGACGTGGCGCGTGTGCAGCTCGATCCGCTCGTGGTGGGAGGCTGGACGGCGGACGAGATCCACGAGGCCGAGGGCTGGCTCGACGAAGTGGCCGAAACCCCCGAGGGCCAGGACTGGCCGGCGCCGCCGGCGTTTCTCCTGGGCGACGTGCCGAAGAACGCGGCCGAGGCCGAAGGCGTCAATGGCACCGCCAGCGAACTCGCGCCGACGGACGACGCGGTCACCACGAAGGGGCCGAAGAAGACGCGCAAGCGGAAGAAGTCATGAGCACGGGCCTTGTCATCTGCTCGGTCTGTCACAAGGAAGTCCACCAGGACGGGCCGCAGCACACCTGGCGCCATTGCAGTCGGTTCCACGACTGGACGCCGATCTGCGAGGGCGGGCACCCGATCTACCCCGTGGTGCGGCAAGACATCGTCGGGTTGTTCTGTCAGGCGGACGGGTTCGCACCCCCGCCCGCCACATCGATTCCGATCGGCTGAACGGAGGCCACGCAATGAAGCGAGCGAGCGAGCGAGCGAGAGGAACGGCCATATGCCGGTTGATCTCGGCAGTCTGATCCGGGCGCAGATTGCCGAACGCCGGCAGGCGCTCGACACGCTGGAAGCGGCCATCGATCAGTTCGAGCACATCGAGCTGGGCCAGAAGGACAAAGGCACCATGCAGGTCCGCTTCCAGCGTCGGCGTCGGCGTGCCGAGGTGGCCGAGGGCTCGGTCGAAGAGCGCATCCTGACAGCCGTGAAGGACGGCGCGTCGACCATGCCGGCGATCATGAAAGCGGCCAACACGCGCCCGCACGACGCGAAGAAGTTCGTACGCGCGCTCGTCGCCGACGGACAACTGAAGGCCGAAGGTAAAGGGCGGTGGACGACGTACGCCGTCGCGTAACGCTAATCGCGCGGCGCGAAGGAGGAGCAGTGAAGAAGCGACAACAGCGCCGAGAGCGGTATCCGAGGCTCATCGATTCACTGGAACGGGTGTTGTTCCCCTTTCAGGAGTCCGAGGAGGAGCAGGAATCGTTCACGCCCGAAGGCCGAAAGCGCGTGGATGCTTGGCTGTCTGACTTGTTGGCGAGCGGCGCGAAGGAGGGACAGTGATTACCGGCAGGTTGATGGTAGAAGGCTGGGGCGCTATTCAGCCGTATGTTGTCGAAGTCGTCGGGCAGACCCCGAAACACCTACGGATTCGTGCGATCACGAGAACAAGGCTTGCTGGCCGTGGCCGATGGCTGGAGCCGGGTCAGACCGCCCTCGTGCCGACTTACGCCGTGCGAGACAACTGCACGCGCTGTCAGGGTCGGCGCGGCGGTGTGCCGGGGAATGAGAACGTCATCGGCGGCAAGGCGGTCTGTGACTACTGCTCCGTGCCGAGCGGCGCGAAGGAGGCGTGATGGAACGGCGAGCAGGAAAATCGAAACTTGTCGGCCGTCCACTGGACGAGGACGGCAACATCGAGTTGAGGGTAGAGCGCCCAGCGATGACCCCCGACCCGTCCCTGACGGAGCACATCGAGAAGTTGCAAAAGTTGACCGAGTGGCACCCGTCCTATGCTCCTGCCATTCGCGCCGTGCTCGCGGCCCTCGCCCAGCGGCCTTGCGAGTGGACGCTGGACGAGGCGGATTACGGCTGCTGGAGTAGCGGCTGCGGCCATGCGTTCGAGTTCACGACGGACGGGCCGAAGGAAAACGGGTTCAAGTTCTGCCCCTACTGCGGCGGCATGTTGGAGGCCAAATGAGCGACACGAAAGCCAGCGGGCCGTCCCTGACGGAGGCCGTCGAGACGCTGCGGCAGCGAAGTGCGCGGTTGCGGAAGGTGATCAACCGGACGCCGGAGGACATCGCGTTGGCCGACTCGATGGATGCTGTGCTGAAGGCGCTGGCGGATGTGACGCAGGAGGAACGGGACGGCTCGCGTCTGATTCAACGCCAGAGCGATCTGCTCACGGGTGTCGTGAATGCGCTGAAAGGCGAGCCGCCCTCGTTGACGCTGTGGAGTCATCATGACGCGCCAGAACTGGCACGGCAGGCGGTCGCGGCCCTCGCCCAGCGGGAGGAGGACGTTACGCGGCTGCGGGAGTGGGCTGACGCCAAGATCGAGCGCATGCTGGCGCGGGCTGACGAGATCGCCGTT